CAACAGCTTTTGTGGCTAATAGTGTAGGCGGTATTCCGCTTATGATGGCTAATGTCGCAGCATCATCACCAAGATTCGTTGGAGAAGCCGCATTTAAGGCAGGACAGTTAAGTAGAGCAACACAGGGTTTGCTAGGCATGGCTCCAGACGTTAATGTAGGTCAGGCTTTAAACTTAATGTATCAGTCACAGCAGCCAAAGGAACAACAGTAATGTCAGATAAAATGTCAAAAGACGAAATCCAAGGCGCAATCCAAGACGCTATACAAGCAGCGATTGATTACGTTGATAGCGACATATCAAGCCAGCGTGAACGCGCACAGCGGTACTTTGACGGTGCTGTAGACCTAGAGCATGAAGATGGACGCTCTAAGGTTGTCTCTACTAAGGTACGTGACGTAGTACGTGGCGCCAAGCCTAGTCTGATGCGTGTGTTTATGTCCAATGATAAGTTCGTTGAATTCACACCTAAAGGCCCAGAAGACGTAGCAAATGCCGAGCAAGCGACAGCCTACACGCACTGGGTATTTAACAAAGCCAACGGCTACACCATCCTAAGTAACGCAATACATGACGCTTTAGTTAAGAAAGTAGGCGTAGCTAAGGTTTGGTGGAACGAAGAAACCATTGCTAAGTCGTACACTTACGAGAACCTATCTGACGAAGAAGTACAGATCCTAGTTAATAAAGACGGTGTTGAGGTTGTAGAGCATAGCCAAGAAGTCGAGATTGACGTAGATGAAAGCGGTATGCAGGTTGAGCGTAACACCCATAGTATGGTCATTTCTCACAAGTACGAAGAAGGTGAAATGGTCATTGAGGGCATTCCTCCAGAAGAATTCTATATTGACGGTGCAGCTAAATCTATTGATGACGCCTATATTGTCTGCCACCGTACTGAGAAACGTGCAGGCGACTTAGTAGCAATGGGATTCGATAGGGACGTTATTGACGGTTTAGCAGGTGTTGATGACGATTCTTTAGTAGGTGACGAAGAGAAGTTATTACGTTTTGGTGACGCTGTTGACTCTGCAGAAGGTATAACTAACGATCCTTCTATGCGTACCATTGTTGTCACAGAAGCCTATATGCGTATTGACGTAGAAGGTGATGGCGTCCCTACACTTCACAAGTTCTTATGTGGTGGTACGGAATACGAAGTATTGGATATGGAGCCTTGGGATAAGGTTCCTTTTGCTGACTTTCACGTTGACCCAGAGCCACACGCATTCTTTGGACGCTCACTAGCTGAATTGGTAATGAACGACCAAGATACTACGACTAGCGTACTACGCGGAATACTAGATAACGTAGCACTCGTAAACACACCACGCCTTGAAGTTAACGAAGACATGGTTGAGATGGACGATGTTTTAAACAACGAGATTGGCGCAATCATTCGCTCAGAACAGATTGGCTCAGTAAACCCATTAACAGTACCTTTTGTGGCTGGTTCAACACTACCTGCGCTCCAGTATCTAGATATGCTAGTCGAAGAGAAGACAGGCATCACTAAAATGAGCATGGGCCTAAACCCAGATATGCTTCAAAATACCTCAGCTACAGCCGCAGCACTGACCGCACAAGCAGGCGCTGGGCAGGTTGAAGTAATGGCTAGAAACCTCGCTGAAGGTACTAAGCGGTTATTCCAGCTAATGCTACACGTAGCCGTTAAAAACTCTCCTGACGAGCAGATGATGCGTCTGAACGGGCAGTTTGTACCAGTAGACCCAAGTGTTTGGGATATTGAGATGGATATGGAGATTAACGTAGGTTTGGGAACAGGCCAAGAAGACGTTAAAGCAGCAGCATTAATGCAAACATTCCAGACACAGCAGCAGATCTGGCAGACCTATGGCCCTACTAACGGCCTAGTAAGCATGACACAGATGCGTAATACCTTAGCAGATACGCTTGCGTTGAGTGGTATCAGGAATGCTGACCGCTATTATGCACCTATGACGCCAGAGGCTGAACAGCAACTAATGGCTCAGATGCAAGAGCAAGAAGCACAGCAGGGTGAGCAGGGTGAGCAGGGCGACCCAATGGCAGATGCGCTAATTCAGGCAGAGCAGATTAAGGCTCAAGCTAGAATGCAGAGCGATCAGATGCGTATGCAGGGTAAGATGCAGGGCGACCAAGTTAAGATGCAGGCTGAGATGCAGGTTAAATCTGCTGAAATGCAGTCTGCTCAAGGTAAAGAATTGGCTGAATTGCAGCTTAAATACCGTGAATTGCAGCAGGGCGATGACCTTAACCGCGATAAAATGAACCAAGATCTACTGATTGAAGCTGCTAAGATACTAGGACAGTATGGTAGTGCGGTAGATGTTGAGCGAGTAAGGGCCATGCAAGCAGCACCACGCATGGGTAACGTCCAATGATAAGAAAGGCACAAGCCGAGTATTTACTCAAAGATGATACTTTTACTACAGTATTTGATATAATCCGACAGGAACAAGTAAAAAAGTTCCTTAAATCTGGTAAAGCCGATACGGAAGCCAGAGAAGATGCTTATGCAATGACGCAGGCATTAAACCAGTTTGAGCATATCCTCAAGAGTGCAATAACGAATGAGGTTATGAAAGACAAACGCAACAAATAGGATAGCACCGTGGAAACGACTAACCAAAGCGTTGAGAGCGCAGTTGAAGCGTTAATGGCTCCAGTGGAGTCAGAGACAGCCGAAGTAGAAACTACCGAAACCGAAGTGGCAGAGGTTGAAGAAGCGGAGGTTGAACAAGAAGCCGATGTTGATGATTCAGATGATGCAGAATATGCAGAAGATGATGATGAAGACGATGGCGAAGAAGAATATGAGTCGGAAGAAGAAATTGCCGATCAAGCAGAGCCTAGTACTTACTCTATCAAAGTTGATGGGAAAGACGTATCAGTAACTCTAGATGATCTAAAGCGAGACTACTCAGGCCAACAATATATTCAGAAGGGCATGAAGCAAGCAGCAGAGGTGCGGAAGCAAGCGGAAGAAGCCTATAACGGCCTAAACCAACAGCGTCAGCAACTTGAGCAGCTTATGCAACAGGTTCAGCAGCAAGGTGTGATGACCCAACCTATTCCACCCACGCGAGAGCAGTTGACCGATGACCCATTAGGGTACATTGAAGCAGATGCTAACTACCGTGAAGATATGGGCAGGTTCCAACACCAGCAACAGCAATTAGGACAGCAGCATCAAGCCATGCAGCAGGCGCAAGGACAGGCTAATAAGGCCCACTTGCAAGAGCAAATGACAGAACTACAAAGGGCTATTCCAGATTTTGGTGACGCAGCAAAAGCGCCTAAGATGAAGGAGCGTCTATTAAAGCAAGGTATTAACGAAGGGTATAGCTCTGAGGAAATGTCTTCTATAATCGACCATAGGGCCATGAAGGTTTTGCACAAGGCCATGTTGTATGACCAAATGATGGAAGGTACTTCTACAGTAGAATCAAAGCTGAAGAAAGCACGACCATTAATGAAAGCTGGCGCCAAAAAGCAGCCTGAATCTGATAGCAAAAAGCGAGGCAAGCAAATGTCACAATTGAAAAGATCGGGCAGCGTAGCAGACGCAGCCGCATTATTGTTTAGTAGTTAAATTTAAATTATTTAGGAAGAAATTATCATGGCACAACCAGCAAATACATTTGATACATACGATTCAGTCGGCATTCGTGAAGATTTGTCGAACGTAATCTATAACGTATCCCCAGAAGAAACTCCTTTTCTTAGCTCTATTGCTAAAGTATCGGCAACCAACACTCTACATGAGTGGCAGACCGATGCTAACCGCGCAGCGATTGCAACGAATGCTCATATCGAAGGTAACGATACTGCTGGTGATGCAGTTACAGCGACAACTCGACTTGGAAACTACACCCAGATATTCAAGAACGCTTGTGTAATCTCAGGTACAGATGAAAGCGTTACCAATGCAGGTCGTGGTAAAGAAATGTCTTACCAAATCGTGAAAATTGCCGCTGAACAAAAAACTGACATTGAGATGTCTTTGTTTGCTAACAATGCTCGCGTAGCTGGTAATGCTACTACTGCCCGTGAGTTAGGTGGTTTAGGTTCATTCGTTAAGACCAACGTAACTAACGTAGGTTCTGGCGGCTCTAACCCTACTGGTAACGGTACTAATGCTCGTACAGACGGTACTGCTACTGTGTTTAGTCAAGCTGACTTTGACCTTTGTATGCAGGAAATTTGGGCAGAAGGTGGTAAGCCTGATACTGTTTACTTGTCTACATTCCAGATGAATAAGGCACTTGGCTTTACTGGTAACAACAACCAGCGTAGCACTGGCGCATCTGGCAAGGTTGAAAACTTGTTAAATGTTTATATGACACCTTGGGGCAGCGTTACGTTTACCCCATCGCGCCATAACCGCGCCAAAGATGTTTGGATTATCCAGAAGGATAAGCTAGCACTTGCATCTTTACGTGCAATGAAGAATGAAGCACTTAGTAAAACAGGTGATAACGAGAAGCGTCAAATTCTGTGCGAATCCACTTTGGTCGTCAGAAATGAGAAAGCGTTAGGCTTGATTGCTGACTGTACTACCAGCTAAATAACACTATTGTGTTACAATAAGGGGGTGCTTCGGCATCCCTTTTTTTATGGAGTAAATATAATGGCTAAGGTTTCAGAGCAGTGGTACGAAGAAGACGGTAAGCTAATCCACGTTAAGCAGCAGGATTGGACGCCTATGTTGGATCGTGCAGAAGAACTACGACAGAACGGTAATGCTGATTTTGGTGATTCTAAGCTGGTGGGCGTAATAGACGCTGCACTAATCAGCGAATGGCTTAAAGAAGCAGGCATTGGCTGGGATGATCCAGCGATGGATGATGTAG